ATGAGTGTGGACTCCGCTCAGCCCCGTTTACGGCGCGTGTCAAACACTGCTAAACTAGCTCAAAACCCTAGGAGTATAACCATGACTACCATTACCTTTGATACACATAAATTCATTAGACGATTACGTGACGCAGGCTTTGAAGAAGATAAGGCCGAAGCGGTAGCAGAAGCCTTTCAAGAAGCACAGGTCGAAGCATTGCCCGTTACCCGTGATTATCTGGATGCCAGACTTTACGAAATGGAAAACAGAATGGTTAAGTGGGGCCTTGGCTTGGCCTTAGGCCAGTTTGCTATGATTGCCGCACTGGTCAAGCTGCTGTAACCTTAGCACTGCTCATGTTTATTAGGCAAGCCTGTCATGAGCTAGTCGAATAACCTGTCGTGACGTTATGCTAAAGTCATACTCATTACAGGATAGTCAATGTTTCAGATTAAAGATTTTACGTCAATTGTCGGGTCAATGATTAACTATGCTAAAGCAACGCAAAGTAAATTGACTGATTTTACCATTGGCTCAGTAACCCGAACAATAATTGAAGCCCCCGCAATTGAAATCGAAGAACTGTACCAGCAAATGTGGCTAGGTATCAAAGAAGCTATCCCTGTTGCGCTGTATGAAGCCTTTGATTTTAGAAAGCTACCGGCACAGCGGTCGATAGGGACAATTAATGTCAAGCTCCTTAAAAGTGCCTCAGTATTAAAAATACCTGCGGGAACGGCATTTATATCCATAGTGACGAATGATAGCTTTTATAGTGTAGAAGACGTTACCGTTAATAGTATCGAAAAATCTGCGGATATACTGCTTAGTGCTAAAAAACAAGGCATAATCAATCCAGTTATTGCCCAGTCACCCTTTACAAGCGACGCAGTACCAAGCTTTGTGAGTGCCTCAGCCAAGGCAACGTTTAGCAATGGACGGCTAGAAGAAACTGACGAAGAAATGCGTTATAGATTTATGGATTACATACAAAATTTAGCGCGCAGTCCACTTGCCTCAATACATTACGCGCTACTTAATAAAGTGTTTATCACTAATAATAACGGCGAAGTGACAGAAAGAGTCAAACAAGCCAAAATAGTTGAAAAATTTATACTTGATACCACCTCGCCGCCAGGTGTTTTTTACGCCTATATACACAATGGCAATAATGGCAGCATCACTGCATCAGAGGCTTTAATAACGCAGACCTTAGCCATTTTGAATGGTTATACAGACAACACGGGTAAAAAAATAATAGGCTATAAAGCCGCAGGAATTAAAGTAATTATTGAGGCAGTAAGCAATAACACCCTCACCATAGAGTACACGGCAACAATTGATAATACCGTTGATAAAACGGTCATAAGCACCGCAATAACCGACGCGATACAAAGTTATTTCAATTCAACTGATATTGGCGGCACAATTTATTTAGCTGAGCTCATTTCATCTGTCATGGCATTACCTGGCGTTATTAATGTAAATTTTGAGCGTCCAGTCGCCGACAAAACGGCTAAATCAAATGAAAAAATTGTCCTAGGAAAACTGACAGGAACTCTAAATGTTACTCAGTAATACATTACTCAAAGCAATGTATACGGGCCTTAATAAAGAGTCCCTGGAAGTGCCCGTACTAAGCATTGATAACACTGATAAAACGGTAAATGTACTGATTAAAACAGAGCCCTACGGACAAAAAACATTAATCGTAACTCAAGACGAAATAACGCAAATTAGTATTGATTTAACACAAAAACAGTTAACTTTTAATTATTTAGTAGACAAATTTAGTCAATATTTTGGCTTCAACAATATTAGTATTATTGATCATAATCAACTTATAAGAAGCCTGCGAACCTTAGTCGCGATTGATTATGATGAAGAAACAAGCCAATACACCTTATCAAGCTATACCTCATTGTTATGGATTATTTTAGACACCTACGCGCTGGAGCTGGAAGCCGCTAAAAAAGCAATAAATGAAGCAATTAAGCAAGTTTTTTTACATTTATCGCAAGAAAATTGGTTAGATGAATGGGCTAATTATTTTGGCTTTAATAGAAATGTATTTAAAAAAGAAACTGACGATACCTTTAGAGATCGCATGATTGACAGCATTATTAGACCCAAGTGCAATAATATTGCGCTCGAAATAACCTTAAGTGACTACTATGATCAACACACAAAAGTTGTCGATGCCACGGGCACTAGCGTTAATAATGCCCCGCCCATAGCATGGGATAAGTTAATATTTTTTTATTACAATGGCCGATACAGTTATGACGGCAGCATTTATTATAAACCCTCCACACACACCTACACAGAACAGAGCAGCGAGAGCACCTTACCCACAGCCGGCATATTTAATGTGGAGATGCCTTTTGATTTATTAGGCTCAGAAGACAAAGATGAATTTATTGCTAATGCGACAAGACTTATCAATGCTATTAAAGCCGCTGGCACGCAATTAGGGGTTTTTAGCTTAATTAATAATTCACCGTTAACTGATACAGTTGAACTTGAGTTAACAGAAGCCGCACAAGTTACCATAGTAATGAGCCATTATTACAATAATACCTGGCTATATAATGGAAAAATAATGTACAAACCAGACCTAACAAACGAGGTATTATGAAATCTACTGTCCTCATGTCGGCACGTGGTCACTTTATGTTATCAATTTATGATAATGGCACGCTTATAGAAGTCATCGACGAGCCCAACTTAATTGTACTGGATAGCAAACGTGCGCTGTCTCATGTTATCGCAGGTGATTCAGCAGATAGCTGGGCAATCTCTAAAATAGGCTTTGGCAGCAATAACACCCTCCCCACACCCAATGATAGCGCGTTATCTACGGATGCCTATATTAAGCCACTCAATGGCTCAGAAATACGCGGCACTATTATCAGGTTTGCCTTTACGTTAGACAAAACTGAAGCCAATGGCAAGCCCATTACCGAATTTGGGTTATTAACAGGCAACGGCACGCTCTTTGCCAGAAAAATCAGACAACAGCCACTAACTAAAAATAACAGTAAAGAGTTTATTGGCACGTGGACAATTGTTTTTTAAAAATTAAACGAGGTAACTACGCATGACAACGACTAATATTATTGACAATGGCAATGAAGGTTCAAATTGGGAAGACAGCATTTACAAAATACAAGACACTGATCTTGTCAATGCAGACAACGCTAATAAACAAGCCACCCAACTCCTGCACAGAATAAATTTTTTAAAAAATGCGACCACTGGCGTCTTTACACAACAGAAATTAGAAGGCAATGGTTACCAACGGTTACCAGGTGGCTTATTATTACAATGGTGTTACGGGCCAAACAGCACTGATTCGGTAAAAGAATCTCCCTTTACCGTTAGCTTCCCGACTCCGTTTGCCCAGTGTTTTGGCGTACAGGTAAGCACCTATAACATACAAGACGTCACCAATACTAATCCAAGCTATCTAAACGATAATAATGCTATTTATCAGGTTATACGCCATGATGCCAGCGCAGTAACGCTGATGCTACAAGTCATGGCAGGTGCTGATAACAGCTATACCGATAGATATAAACCGTTTATTTTTGCCCTAGGCATGTAGGCCAGGCCTATACAATACGTTAATAAATCAAAGACTATGCTCTTATGTTACGTGTACGTGTTGAACTAAACATTGACGATATTACGCAAGCCATGCGTCAGCAGATTAGTGCAGCCGTTGCGCAAACTGCCTCGCAGGGGGCGGCATTATGGATACATAGCATACAAAAAGCCAAACTTTCCCCTTACGACAAAGCGCAGTACAGTGCTTCGATTAACGTTGCGCTGTTAAGCGATTTTAAAGCAGAATTATTTTCAGATTATCGCTTTGCGCAAGAAATTGAAACAGGAAGACCCGCGCGCGACCTTAAAAAAAACCTGCACACCTCGCAGCGCACACGCATGGCAAAAAGTGGTGCGCACGCAGGACAGCTATATTTGCTTATCCCCTTTCGACACAATACACCTGGGCATACAGCCTTGGCGCAAGCCATGCCTAAGCCTATTTATTTACACGCCAAGGCACTGTCGTTAAGCCATGTCAGCGGCCTGGGCACGCGCTTATCAGCAACGGGTGCCAAGGTTGCACAGCGTCACTATCAGTGGGGGGAAAGCTTACCAAAAGGACTTGTCCCCAAGTTAAAAGCGCACCACACAACGGACATTTACGCGGGCATGAAGCGTTTTAACACCAGTGCAGGACAGGGTAAAAGCAGCGCATACCTTACCTTTAGAGTAATGGGGGAATGGCAAAGCAATAAATGGATCATCCCACCGCAGCCAGGTCTTTTTATTGCTAAAGAGCTGAGTGAACAACTTCAAACAATACTTGACGAGGCCTTAAGCGGCATTGAACGCTAAACAACACACCCGTAGAGCCGCGCTGTAGCGCGTTTAGGTTCGCGCGGCTGTTTAATCACGCGCCATGCCCACCTTGCAACACCTGTTCAAAGAAGCCTGTGCCCCGGACAAAATCAACGCGCGTAGTAAACTCAGTAAAGGGCTTAAACTCATGGCTTACAGTGTGTGCATAGACTTCAGCCAGATAGTTTCCTTTGTTATAGAGTGCTAGATAGCAGCCTGCTTTTATCTGCACATTGCCTCGCACTAATAAACTGCCACTTTCTAAAATACTATTATCACGATTCATTTCTGTTAGCAGTTTCCGTCTTGTATGCATCCAGTTTTCTATACTGGTTTTTTGTTTGACGTGTTGTTGTGCATCAGGAGAATCCGAGTGCTCATACTCTGGCGCCAATAACCATGAAGTGACCTCCATTTTTCGTATGGCAAACTTTTGCTTTAAACTATTAAGGTAATCAAAGGTAACAAAACTATCCTTGTCATCCGCCAACGCCATTAATTTAATATCCATTTGATTAATATTAGAAAAATGATGTTCTACCCAAAAATAATTGGCGACGCTCTCATCAGAACGAGTAGTTTTTTGACTTATAATATCGTCATAATCAAGCGTTATCTGTGCCGCCGTGCCCTGAATAAACGTCCGTGTTTGCAATGATTTAAAAGGTGTTGGGCGCACGACAAGCGTAACCCCCTCTTCGGTATCGTAAACAAACAGCTCGTTAAAAGTAGGCGCATCAAGCAATGTTTTTAGCATGTCATAAAGTGATACATCAGTAAACTGATTGGGTGCATAGGTTGATATAGCCCCCTCTACCTCAGCACTGACACCATTGCTTAGTGTGCTGATAAACGCATTGCCCTCGCCAACGGGTTTATTACTCAACGCTAAATTACTTAAAAAAGGATTAATGACCTCAGTTAGCACATCTTGCACAAACTCTGTAGCTGATTTTTGTTTAACGCTTGACTCACCTGCATACTGTTGCGCCCAGCGTAGCCATTCCAAAAAATACTGATCACTCACGGCTAACGGCAAATAAATAATCTGAATCATTTGTAATATTTTGCCGTAATCATGCCCACTCACCGTAATCATGCGCAATGGTTTCCCGCCCGACATACTCTCAGAATGTTCGACTAGGCTTACAAAGCCGCGCATAACTATCGCCAACTCCCCTTGACTGCACATCCTTATTTCAATCATATCCATAGGCTCAATATAGGCGGCTAAAAGCCCAAACGCTGCGCCTTGATCTGGAAATAGCAGCATAAAGGTGCCAGCGGGCTGATGCACAGATTTACTGGTATGCACACTGCCCAAGTCCCCTAAATACGGCGTTAAATCAAGCTCAGTAAGGGCACTAAAGCGAGGATTGCTAGCAACACCAGGAATAATTTCTTTGCGCGGCATAGCTTTGATTAAGCGCACACTTACGCGCGGCTGAAAAACCTTCATCGTCCCATGCCCACAGGTTTAGGATTACCAAACTGGCTGGAAATCATACGCTCAGCTATCGGTTTGCCCTGCGGATCGCGTAGGGTAAGATCTAGCGACAACGGCGCATAATTTATGTTAATTTTCTGTGCTTGTGCGTTAGCTGCCGCTTTATCTTTATCTAAAGCGCGTAACGGAATAACATTTTTAGCATCGGCTAAAGGTTTTTCTGGTAAATCATTAACGCGCTGCTGGCTCTCTTTATTTACATTTAGCGGCTCCAGCGTTGCCAAGACTGGATTTTGCTCAGTAATAGGCGGAGCTAACGCCGCCTCTGGCGGCACAAATCTCTCAGCAAAAGACATCGCTTTTTCAGCGTGCTTAGCTGCGCTAGTACCGTTTTGATCTGCTCTATCGGTTGGAAATTCACCGCGTGTATACGCTTTCAAATTTGGGCCTGTTAAATGTGCGCCCATCGCTAAAGCCATTGAGCCAAACCTATCAGCATCTTTGTTTCTAAGCGCTATCGCGTGTTGCACAGCCTGCTGGTTATCGGCAGCATTAATGCCCTCAGCCCGTGCAGTAGACCCGGTAAATTGAAACAAGCCCACAGCATGATCCACCGTTTGCCCTTGTTTATTTTTAACTGCGGTATAAGCAGAATCATTTAATCTTGATTCTGCCATCGCTAAGCCCAAAAAATAATGGCTGCGTTCGGGCGTACCTTGGCGCGTACTTTCTGCAATAATTAAATCGGCATTGTTGCGTTGCTTAGGCGTTAAGGATTTATACAGTGGCGACTTAGTTACGTCAGCACCGGGTGCTAAGGGTGGCACACTATTCAGCGCACGGTGGTGAGTAACCGCCTCAGGTCGCCTTTCTTTTGGTAAGCGCGAGGGCTGTTGGTAACGTGTAGCGGGTGCTTGGTCGATAACTGGCTCAGTAGCGGGCGTGTTAAGGGCAGCAGCAGGAAGGTTTGGCGTTACCTTAAACTGGTTTAAAAACTCAGTGCGTGCCTGTTCTGGCTGTGCGCTAAACTCATCATAATGTTTTTTAAAATAGTCTAAATACATCCCTGTTGATAGATCAGCACGACCACCACTTCTGGTAAGATAGCTCTTATCTTGCTCAATACGTTTTAAAAAATTCTCCTTGTTTGCTAAACTTTCTTTATTATTTATCGTATATAAATTTTCAGGCTCACCTAAAAAATACTTAAGATACGGGTTAAGTATGTTAGAGGAGGTGTCGGTATTCTTTAAAGTTTTACCCGTTGCGGTAATGCCCGATAAGGGCATGGCATAAGCAGAATTATCAACACTTACTGGCTTTGTTTTTGCTGTGCCAGCTTGGTTTTTTAAGGCTTCGGCTAGGGGCTCGTACTCTTTTGGTTTTTGCTCTGGATGCTGTGAATAATAGCTAACAAAATCAGCATAGTTATCTTTATTATTTACGGCAGCCCCGACTAATTCATGCGCTTTATCGACCTGCTCTTGCTCTAGGTCGGTGCCCTGCATGGTTTTTCCTGACAGTTCGGCATGCGCTGAGCTAGCAAAGTTTTTACCATCCTGCGCCTCAACAAAGCGCTTTGTTTTGTCGTCAAAATTGCCAAAATAGCGGGCAATCCCCACAATGCCCTCTTTAATAGTTATCGTTAGCGGTAATAATTCTGTGGCTAATTTATTAATATCACGCGCCATATTAACGTTAGCTTCACGAAAGCGTTCACCCTCATCTTTAGTATTAGCCATCGCCACCTGTAGCAGTGCTTTTTTAAACGCCTCGGGATCATTCTTTTCTTGCTGCTCAAAACGCGGCGTATCGGCCTTATTAATCACACCATTGGCAACATACTGCTGAAATTGCTTATGCATATTCGCGTCAACATCCCCCACCAATAACTCAGCGGCAACGCCAATTTGTTGCGGCTTTAAGGTCTGTGTTGCATAACCATAGTGCTGTAAATTAGTTTCTAACTCGCCAAAGCCATGCTCACGATCTTTAGTGTGCAAATGCAATAACGCCGCCGACTGCGGCTCACCAAGCTTTAACGATTGCGCGGCAATTTTTGTTGCCAAGGTAGTATTCACACTGCCATCTGAACGTGTTGCGCGGGCAATGATTTCATCAAGAATCAGCTGTATAGTCGGCGTAGTATCTTTATTTAAGCGGTCATAACGGCTCTGTGTTGGGGTATCCTGATACTGCTCAGCTAATTGCCCCTGAGCACTGTATTGATCAAACGTGCGTTGAGGACTGGCAAATAAACCGCCGGCCAGTTGTGCCTCGGCATCCAAGGCACTAAAATTTGGATTGTGCCGTTGCAGGGCACTTAAAAACAACTCTTTATCTTGCAGACTTGATGAATGCCTAAGCCCCTCATCGGCTTGATTAAGCAACTGCCCTGCGGCCGCAGGATTTTTAGCAAGCCCAGTAATCGTTGAGCTAGTAAGCGTCCCCATTAAACTAATAAACCCAGAAACATCGGGCGTAGTTAAGCTTTGTGATGCTGTTTTTTGACTAAATTGCTCGATGACCGCCAACAACTCAGCTGTTTTAGGCTGTGTACCGCCACGCGCAACGGCTTCAGCAATATGCAGACCCAAGCGACGCTGATCCGCATCATTAGTGATGACACCATCGCGCTGTTGTGCAGCAAAAAACTGCGTCCCCGCCTCAGGCTCAATGCCATAACTGCGCGAAAATTGCAGGGCATTGTGCACAGATTGTCCTAATGCAAATGAATCAGGGCTTGCTGCCGATGTTTTGGCAAATTGAGTCGCCAAGCTTACCGCTTGCTCATGAGTGATGCCAAAGCCTTCGGTAAGCTCTCTTACCGTCACGCGCAATTGCTCAAAATCAACACTTGCATTGCCTAAAGTATTGCGCAATTCATGATACGACACGGCCTCATTGCCCACAGCGGTCACAGCTTGATCAACTTTGCCGCCTATCGCCCCCCCGACTATGCCCCCCACTATACCTAAGGGCCCAGGTAATGCACCCGCTAAGCTACCCAATAAACTCCCTGGGCCACCACCGCCAATAGCGTTACCTGCGGCACTTGACGCAAAATGCGTAAACTGGGTAAAACGTGATTGCGTGCGCTCTTCACTCTCTAGCATACGCTGACGTGAAGCACTGACCACACGGCCCTGATGCTGATTACGGGCTAATTGTTCATTCTCACTGGCTGAAGTGCGAAATGACTCCGCCTCAGCCTGTAAACCTGATTGCGTATTGACGCGCCCAATAGTCTGAGCTGACTGGGTTAATAAGCGCGTTAAGCGCGACATATCACTTGTTGATAAGCCACTATTATTTAACGCATGTTCGCGGGTTAACTCTAAGCGCTCTAAAGCCGTCGTCAGTTTTTTTACATCCGCCACTGCCGCCGATGTATCAAGCGTATAGGTTCCGCCTTTTACTTGCCCATTTAAGTCATCAAGCTGACGCTTTACTTGCGCCATTTGCTGACTGAATGAAGCCACATCTACTTCTATTGAGGTACGTATAGTCATGATGAATAACGTGAATAAGGTGCATAAAAGAAAATCAATGGTCTACATCAACGCGACTGACCGCCCTTGATTCTTGATTTCTATTCTGGACAAATAGTGTCGACGCCGATTAAATCTTCCCACTCTTCAGGATTAAACGTATCCTCATCCATAGCTTCCAGCAAGGCATCAAATTCATCATCTTCATAGGCAACTTCTTCCTGTTCTTGTGTGCCATGCTGGTAATAATGCTGCGCCCAGTATTCTGTTTCAATTTCTTCCTGAGTCATGGCTAACAACCGTGGATCGTTGGGTGGTAAAAAATAGGTCTTCCTAAACCACACTTGATACGTATCATACAAAGCCAACTCCCGACCCTTGCGCTTAGCTTCCTTATGCCGCGCTGTTGCGAAAGCTTTGGTGCTGATCTCGCCATAGTGCAAACAAGGCATATAACTGGCTTTCAGTCTGCTCAGTTAGCTCCATGTCGCCAATATGCTCCCAGCCTACAGGGCAGCTCACACATAACGTAGCATACTCAGCTATCATCACAGCGAACACACTTGCATAATGCGCATCATCATCTTTTAAATCTTTAACAATGCCCAAAAAGTGAGTGCGTATTAAAATTTTGTCCAATAATGTTTCGCGTCCAAAACGAAACTCACCGACCTCAGGAAGGGTAATAAAATAATCAGTATCTTTTGCAGTGCGCATCTCAGGTATCCACGTTTTAATCGTTAAAATTTAATAATATGACTAAAGCTTACTATCACGACCGCAGCCTAAACAACACCCACTGTAGAAACGCGATAAATGGGTATCAATTGTTTAATTCAGGCTTGACAACACACCGTAGAGACGCGATTTATCGCGTCTAGGTTTCGCTTGACAACACCGTAGAGACGCGATTTATCGCGTCTATTTTCGCGCGGCTGTTTGATAACATGCCGTACAAGTATCCGTACACGTATGAAGACGCGATAAATCGCGTCTCTACAATAAATATTGTGCTTCATTCAGTTGATAAAACTCAAAATACTTAACTATACAATTAAACAAATTTGAATTAATAACCGTAGAGACGCGATTTATCGCGTCTAGGTTTCGCTTGACAACACCGTAGAGACGCGATTTATCGCGTCTGTTTTCGCGCGGCTGTTTGATAACATGCCGTACAAGTATCCGTACACCAATGTCATTAAGTTAAGGAATAAGATCATAAAAATCATTGTGTTGTGCATTTTACAAATCCCCCTCAATCCCCCTTTTTCAAAGGGGGAGGCTCTTTTTATTTCAAGTTCAGCGAAGAAGATGGTAATCCCCCCCTTTGAAAAAGGGGGGCTAGGGGGGATTTATCAACATAACTTTCTGCTTTATTAGAATTTTCCTTAACTTAATGACATTGATCCGTACACGTATGAAGACGCGATAAATCGCGTCTCTACAATAAATATTGTGCTTCATTCAGTTGATAAAACTCAAAATACTTAACTATACAATTAAACAAATTTGAATTAATAACCGTAGAGACGCGATTTATCGCGTCTAGGTTTCGCTTGACAACACCGTAGAGACGCGATTTATCGCGTCTGTTTTCGCGCGGCTGTTTGATAACATGCCGTACAAGTATCCGTACACCAATGTCATTAAGTTAAGGAATAAGATCATAAAAATCATTGTGTTGTGCATTTTACAAATCCCCCTCAATCCCCCTTTTTCAAAGGGGGAGGCTCTTTTTATTTCAAGTTCAGCGAAGAAGATGGTAATCCCCCCCTTTGAAAAAGGGGGGCTAGGGGGGATTTATCAACATAACTTTCTGCTTTATTAGAATTTTCCTTAACTTAATGACATTGATCCGTACACGTATGAAGACGCGATAAATCGCGTCTCTACAATAAATATTGTGCGTCATTCAGTTGATAAAACTCAAAATACTTAACTATACAATTAAACAAATTTGAATTAATAACCGTAGAGACGCGATTTATCGCGTCTAGGTTTCGCGCCGCCACCCGCTAGATGCCAAATTCAAATTTAACCGCCTTGCCATACACCGGTAACACCGTTGCCTGAATGGTAATCGCATCTTTAGACACGACAGAGGTAATATGCACCACCTCTAACACCCGTGGATCTTCTAGTAAAGCTGATTGCGTATAAAATGCGGCTAAACTGGCTAAGGACAGCCGATTCATACGCCCTATAATCAAATTTAAATAACAACCATACTCAGGATGAAAAGGCAGAGATTTTTTTTCTACGACCACCCGAATGCTGAGTGCTTGCTTTAAGTTTTCAAGCATAGTGACCGTGCTTAGCGCACCGTTTTCAACAACAAGATCACCGTCTAGGGAGAGCTGTAAATCAGTTAAAAAAGGATCATTTTGCTTTGCAAAGGCAAACGGCTCAGGCACTGGCAGCAATAATGAGTCACCATAACTCAGCACCCCTAAAGCGGGCAGTGCGGCAATATAAGGCGGTCGTAAGGCATTTAATAAGGCAATATCATGCCAATATTTGGCATGCCCCATATAACGTAAAGCGATACTGTGTAAGGTATCGTCAACATTGATCAACACAGTGCGCCAGCCCATTAGTTAATTCCTTTCATAGCAGGGAGTTGCGTTATACCCTGCACAACGACAGAAGATAAACTTGATACATACGGCAAAGAATACGGCATTAACACATTATCAAGGGCCGCCAGCTGATTAATACCCAGCATGGCACTGCTATTTATGGCCAAAGCTTGCGGGGTACTGGGGAGCACTGCACTAAAAGTATTACTGGTTAAATGTGTTGATAAGGCACTGCCGCCATTGGTTGAAGAACACAGCGAGCTACCATAAATATCATACACGGGCAGTTGTTTTTTTATTGCCAGGGCATTATTCATTAAACAATACAGCGTTAAAAAGGCGTTTTTAACCTGCATAAGCTTAGCTAATAAAGTTTGCGGTATGTTTTTAATAACGGCTACAGACGCCAACACATTAGCCGTTGCCAGATTTAACGTTGAAGCAATACCAAGTAAGTTACCGCCCGTGGTATTCACAACAGTATTCATTGCTTTAATATTGGTCAATACCGACGCATTAACGCCCGTGGCGACCGACACAAGCTTCCCTATCGCGCCATGAACAGGCGAAAAAAAAGCATTGATTTCATCTGACATAGACGTTGAAAGTGTTGTAATTTTGTGCATATTTGCACTAAATGAGGCAATTGCCTCGGCAAGCATGCCACCGCCTTGCTGTTGCAACGGCTTAGCCATAGGGGACGCAACATCATTAGCCAGCCAGACTAAATTAATCTGATAAAATGCCAATAACGGATTGCTTTTATTACGTTTTAAGGTAAATGACTGAGGCGCAACCACCCAAGTAAACTCATCTAACTGATCACTAAACAATAATTTAATATCATCAGGATTAAGCCCAGAATTAGCCGCTCGCTGCCTATCGCTATGCCATTGTGTGTAGACAAACTTATACAGCTCGACCATATGCTCAATACCATTAAGAGGCGCGTTATTATTGCCCCAGCCCGTATGCCCTGAAAGCGTAAGAGTAGGAATGCCACCGCCAAAATTATCCGCATACGCGCCCCCTAGCGTATGGTGTAAGGTTAACCGTGAGGTTTCTGAGCGCGTCAATTCTTCAGGGCGAATAAGTAACGTCATCTGCTTAAACGACGCATCACTTAGCTCATTATGGTACACAAATGAAATAGGGCGCGTGGCCGGGGTTTGATCTGGAGGCGGCATAAAATGATTATTGGTATGTAAGGCTGTAGGGTTAGCTTAACGTCACGACCACAGCCTACACAGCATCGTAGAGACGCGAGGTAGCGCGTCTTTGATAAACCGCGTCTCTACGGGGTGTCCAGTGCAAAATCAGAGTAGCTTAGCTTATGCTGATTTTCTAAAAAACAGTATAAGCGGGCGGCTTAGGGTTAGGGATTTTTTAAGACTGGATTGCCGCTTTCTGGGGTCATAAGTTTTAATCGGACTGTAATCAAATTTCAGCTGCATTAATATAAATTGTGCCTTACCATCTTCCGATTCAAACAATACTTGATTTTTTTTACCCATTTTTGCCGTCAAGCTGTCATAGCCTAATGCCCGCGCTGAATCCATTATATCCTTGACATAATTGGCATCATAAACAAATGACTCTTTGCCAACAGTAATCATCAACGGGTTATACCGTGCGCCCATGAACGACATCGCCTTAATCGCCCCCCGCGCATAATTGCTTAAATCCTTTGTGTTGAGCGTTTCACTAACGTCATAATCGTCCTGAAGAATGCTTGAAAAATCAGGGAATTTTTCATCCAACCAATGGCTATCATCGTGTTGTCCGCTTATCGCACTACGGCTCAAAACGGCTGCTTTATTGTGGAAAAACGAACCAGGGATAGCCGGTGTGTCATCAGGTATTCCCTTAATAATCGCCAACATATTGCCATTAGTCGCGACCAGCCAGTTGTTCTTATGGTCAACGTGAATACCGTTAAAGTAATATCTGACATCGTTTTTCCCCATGATAGGCAAGAGTGCTTTGGCTGTATCGCGAAAGCCGTCGCCCACTTTTTTGATACTTTTGTGAATCGACTGTGGCGTTATCGATCCTTCCGTAATATCTTCGCTATAAAGTTTAATATCAGCCTTTTTAGGCGGCTTAACGTGGCTTAAATCCCCCTCTAAGAAAGCCTTGACAGCCTCAGGATAATCTTTTTCATTAATATCATGCTTAGGGGATAGTTGATTTTCTATCGCAGCTTGGCTAAGGTTGCCAGTACGCAACAGGCTCACCATTTTATCAATGACTTGGTTACGGTAGTCGTCATTAACGTAATGCGGGACGGCTTTTGTGCTTGCTTTTCCGTCAGTCTGGGCTATACTTTCATTGCCTGTGGGAGATTGCGAATGGAACGTTTTGGACGTTTGCGAGCCGCCTTCTTCTGAAGTAGCACTTAGCACTGTACGAGTCTTCCATAGGGTTTTCAATGCCAATTTGCCACGTCCATTCCTTACTTCCTCAACAACGATAAAATTCCCATTATACCGTTTTTTATATACAATTTTATCGAGTCCATCCTCTGATTTTCCACCATATTCAACAGAATCCGCTGTTGTTGCGTTGGTAATCTCTGGTACTTTTTTAAAATCTTCGGCAGTAATACCGATTTGCCCACGCGGTAATTCCGTTGCTGACTCTCCGTGTTCTTTAAGAATATGTCGGATAGCTGATTCATCCATGCTGTGTTTATACCCACTGACATCTTTTTTTAATATAGCATTAAGCGCGTCCGCTTCACCTTTATTTACTTCTCGATAATCACTGTAAGCGTCATTTCCACTACGGCCTTGTTGGGTTGCGGTTGTAATCAAATTATCGACACTCATTTTCCCTGCCTTCCCGTCCTGCTTTTCAACGCTTGCCTTTTTACCCGGTTGGGCTATACTTTTATCAGAGCTGGTGGAGGAGCGAGCTGTGTCATCTCTTCCGGTAAGACCCATAATGTCTGTCCTCGTAGAGTCACCAGCTCTCTTTTCAAACGCGGTTAATAGCCAGTGCTTTTGCTTTCCATCATAATCAAGCCTTATGCCTGCCTGATGGTCTTTTGATTCAAGCTGCACCCTTTTTGGTGTACTGAGGTTATCGTCTTTTTCTAAGGTTAATAATATCCCCTGCAAGTCATCAACCACTTCAGGATGGTATTTAACCAATTTCGCCAGTCCTAACCCGTCACTTTTACCCGTCCCTTCTTTCCCCCAAACTAAATCAATATCCCCTACTTCAGGATGATGTAAAGCCGCCACCGCTTCGCCAGTCTTCATCATTTTTAAATGTTCAATTGCGCCTTTCGCGTCATGTTTAAAATTTCGGTACACAGGGCCGAAGTCACTGGTCTCCCCCACCTCACCACTCCCTGCCCAAAGCTTTTCCTTCATGGCCTTAATGCCGTCCAGCTTGTGATTAACCTTAGCCAACTGCCGTTGATGTGGGGCGCGTTTATTCGCCCACGCTTGCGCTCTGTTATGATGGTGCGTTAAGGCTTTGTTGTGTTCAGACAACGCGGCACTATCGCCCTTGGCACGGGCAATATCGCGCTGCTCTTCGTGGTGCGCGGCTTTTTTGTTGTGATGGGTAATATTCGCCTCAGATTCTTTAATGCGTCGTTCGTGTAAGGCTTTATCGACATGATGCAGCACATGCTGTTCTTGATGTAATCGCGCCCAATTAGCACGGTCATCTTCCGACAAATGATTAATGTCCTTGTTGTGGATGACAGACTGCGCGTCTTTACGTAAGCGCTTATCAGAATAAGCGGCCACCTGAATAATTTTGCCGTCTTTGGTTTTGCGCGTGTGCGCGGCAATGAAGGATTTAAAAAATAGAATTTTTACGTCATTATCAAGATAGGCTTGTAAATTCATGCGGCGTGTCCAAAAATGTGTTAATTATCTTCAATATATTGTCACGACCACAGCCTAAACTTTAAATTTGCTAACGCCTTCGCCAAAACCTTACGTTACAGCTCAAAACGTCTTAATTGTACCCGTCTTGGTAACAATTCCCCGGCATGGTGGGGTCTATCTAACGGCATATCTTGGTAGCAAAAATATTCTGGACTGCGTCGCCCAGTCAGAGCATACGATGCTTTAACAGGTGGCGTCACATCGTCCCAGAGTAATTCCCCCTGCGCGCCGACAAACGGCACCTCACCTTCAACAAGGTGTTCAGCCTCATCCAGCCACGTGACACGTTCTATAACAGTGGGGATAAAACGCAGCGTATCATTTACGCCATAGGTAAGGGTTATACTAAACGGTTCGGTACGATTTAAGCAGAGGACACGATCATATTGGCCCATATTATAAAGCACAGAATCAGCGGGGATGCTCAGTGCTATATCGCCCTCATCCCATATCCCAAAAGCGGCCTGCCGCTTAGTTTGTGCATGGGTCACTACGCCGGCACTGCCTTCCTCACCCTCCGCCCACACACGGCCACGCCCAAAACACTGCCGACAATTTATTTTAGCTTGTCCAGAGTGATGGCTCAGGCAAGGGCAGGCATACGCTTTGCGCCATAAAAACTGTTGCCCCATCTGTTGTAAAAAGCTATTAAAGGCACGTTGATTAAGCTGCACCACGTTACACACTCTCCATAATAAACCCTGTTAATTGTTGCTTTAAATTATCTAAGCGGTCATTAAGTTGGTCTTGCATAGCTTTAATATTAACCGTCATCGCTTGACTCAAACCATCCACGGCAATGCTACTTGCCTGCGGCAACATAGCATCTTGCAACAGCCGCATAAGCGCCATACGGTGCACGCACCCTAGCACATCGGCAAAGCCGTCACTACTGCAATCTAAGCCAGCACGATAGCGCACACGCAGCGCGTTAGGCATACTGACCCCATACGTGCCATAACGCGCCATAAACAATGCCAGGGTAGAGCCGCTTGCAGCGTCCGTCGGCACAATATTAAGCTGCCCATATTTATGATTAATTCTGAGCCATGCCAAGGGAATAGGCACAGGCTGACTAGACAATGAAGGCAACACCAAGGTGATATGGTGCACGGCGATAATAGGTTTGTGTGACACGCTTAAAAAGCCCCACTGCTCGGGGGTAAAAAATTGCGGAGTTAAAGCATAGCCAGGCTCAAGGCAATACGGCGTAGCCCCTAAATCACTTAATTCTTGCTCGGTGGGCGGCTCGGTAAATATTTCTAAAGGCTCAAGACTAAGCCCTAATCGACGCGAGACCTCCTGTATAGCTTCTTGCAGTTTTTGCCATAATAATTCATCGGAGACGGCCGTCAGTTGCGGATAAGTCATCGCGGCCAAGGCCAACGGCCCTGACCGCATATCTTCAATAGTGGTATAACGGTCAAATAAGCTCATAGTAGGACACGTAAAGAGTAACGAGAGAACAGACCGCGTTATACCGGCGCAGAAAAACCAAAACTGAAGCCAGGAACGATCAAGCTTGCCCCGACAGCAATGGCGGGCGCAGTCGTCTCCTGAGTGTACATAAGAATCTTAATATCATTAGCCGTATTATGATCTGTAAGAACAATATAGAGTGTTGTGCCCGCTGCGGAGGCTGCTGTGGCAGTGAGCGTTTTTGTCGGAATGCTAACTTGCCAGCCGCCCGCTCCATCTGATGTCAGCGTGACCTCAGATGAAGCAAGCATTATAGCAACCGCCACAATAGCGGTATTTAAATTAGCATTTGTAGGCACTGCATTCATTAAGCGGTATTGAAGCGCTCCATTAGCTTTAAATAGGCCTAAACCATTTTTGTAAACATCGTCATGTAAATATTTTATTATTGCCATCTTTTTTTTCTCCTAAAGAATATGTGTTAATGCCTAAGCATTAGGTTTTTTACTGCTGTGTTAATTTTGTAATCCCAAGGCAATAACCACTGCTGGCAGCATAATTGCGCTGCGACGCGGAAGAACGTTCTGAGTCAAAATAGAGGCATACGCAACAACCTTAGCATTCTGTGTCAAGGCAATGTATAGAATGGTTTGTTTGGGTATGGTGTTCTTATTCATCACAGTAACAAGTTGCTCAGGGAAGGCAATGGTTGCCCCACCAAGTTGCCCACCATTAAAAACAATTGTATAGCCCGCAGTATTAATGGTCATTGGCTCGCACACCTTAGCATTAGCATCCATCATCTCTGCAATGGTTGCCCCATCTGGCTTCCGTAACGTCACCCTATAAATAAACTCTTGGTTTATAAAGCGTGACAAACCCATTTTATAAACCTCGTCATGTAAATATACAGCCATTTTTTACCCCTAAAAAAGTAATCGTGTTACGCCTATGTGCCGGGTTTTTTTACGCTGTGTTAGGGCACTTGGAAGCTGCACAGAAGGCAGCCTATAGGTACTTAGCCAAGGTGCTTGACAATACGCCTGTGCCCACATTGGCTCGATAACCATTGCCATCAACGTATTGTTAATAATGCGGATCGGTCTAATAAACCCCCTCGCTAAAGCAGGGTTTAATGAAAAACCTAAGCTAAGGGGCTCGATGACCTTAAGTTGAGGGCTATCACAGTACGCCTCGCTTAGTAGCGGATCAATCGACAATAGGTCTGTTTCAGTAACAACCAGGCATACGTTTTTAGGTCTAACAAACCCCTGCGCTAAAGCAAAAGTAACAAGACTATGCTTTCCCCAAATAACGTAGTGAAAGTTTAAGTAAACCTTATTAGTCCTGACGACTACCCGTGGTGCTTGACAATACGCCCGTGCCCACAGGCTATCGATAAGTAAAACAGACTTACACGCAATGCTGACACGAGTAATAAACCCACTCGCTACAGCAACAGACGTCTTCGTCCTTGCAATACTGGGGCTAAGTCTTAATAGGCTTACTGTGCCCACCTTAAGTTCAGGGCTATCACAGTGCGCATTGCTTAATAGCTTAGCAAGCAACAACCTCCCTTCAGTGGATATGTTTGCCTTAGTAATAAACCCCTTAGCAATAGAATCAGTAAGCGTTAACCTAACGGGTATCGTTACTTTATTAAACTTAACAGCCCCAACCTTAGCACTCGCCGTCCATGACGCAAGGTCTAACTGCGTAGAATAAACAACAGTTAGCGCAACGGCATCCATGCGCAAAAAATTAGAAATACCTATTTGATAAGACATTATATTTAAAATAAATAGATAGCTTCGCCAACCCATGGCGTAGGAACAATACCGGCTGCCCAAAAAGAATTAACGCTTAACACAACGAGTTTCTTGTTAACCCCAACCAGATTAATACTTACGTTGTTAATTTTTGTTAACACAAGGCAATGCCCTGCGCTAAGCAGCGTGTCATAATGGAACTTGCCCGGTTCTTGTGGCGTATAATCAGCAACGAGCACGTGCGGTGCTTGGCAATAGCCTATAGCCGTGCACCTGCTGGCTGATAAAAGAAAATCATAGCGCCAGTAGCCCTTACCACCTGAATCAGGCATGATAATCGTGGCGGCTTTATACGACGCATCAATAGCCGCAGCGGTAATCGTTTTTTCGTTGACTACATCAAAAATAGTCGCTTTAGCACTGTCAACACTTAAGGCAACCAAGCCCGAATCAGAGGTATTGCCCACGTCCTCAATATTGGCCACACAAGTCGGCACAATACTAAGCTTATCCTCAGTGCCCAAACGGGTACTGGTCGCGGTAATAGCGCGTTCAGGCAAATAAACCTGCGCTACGTCTGGTGCAGAAGCACTGTCAACACTTAAGGCAACCAAGCCCAAACGGGTACTGGTCGCGGTAATAGCGCGTTCAGGCAAATAAACCTGCGCTACGTCTGGTGCAGAAGCACTGTCAACACTTAAGGCAACCAAGCCCGAATCAGGGGTATTGCCCACGTCCTCAATATTGGCCACACAAGTCGGCACAATACTAAGCTTATCCTCAGTGCCCAAACGGGT